TGGCATTCTTCAGCAATCAAATAGTCAGAGAATCTGAAGATATCTTCTAGTGAATACTCTGGATTAATTGCTGCTTCAGACAAGATCCACTTGTCTTCTTTTTCATGCTTTTCAAGAACATCAAATGCAAAAGGCATGTTCTCAACATAATACATTAGAACGGGTTCGTTGTCAACGAAAACATGTTTCCTGCTGATTGTGTACTTCTGAGTCATTGTCAGTCTTTCCTGATAATAGTATTTAACAGGAAATGCGAGTGGCGGGACTTGAACCCGCAAGAACGTAACGTTCGACAGATTTTAAGTCTGGTGTGTTTACCAATTTCACCACACTCGCAAGTGTGAGAGGCGGAGAACTGTTTGTCGTTCCCTCTTACTGTTTTGCCCCTCAACACAGTTATTATACCATATTAAGTAGGTCTTGTGGGAGGTGCAGACAGTCTAGTGATTGACTGCTGCTTAATGAATGCCTTGAGCTCAGGTGTCTCATCCCATTCCCAGATCTCTTCACGTCCCTTACTATCGGTCTTCTTAAACGTTTTCTTCATTGGAAATCTCCTCTAGTTTGTCCATTATACCATCAAATGAACCAATATGCTCAATCTCAGAAATAAGACCAGCAATCTGTTTACAAACGATGGGTCGCTCTTGTCTAGCAGCATATGCTAGAGCATTACGTAGAGATGCAGAAGCTTCCTGCAAACTCTCTTGTACTTGATTACCTAAAGCCATTACCCTTCTGAAACTTGGACAGTGTTATTCTACTGAGTTTCTTAGGATCTGTCAAGATCAGTGAAACATTCCCTTGTTATTCATATAGTTCAGGGTTTCTTTCAAAGTACCTCTGAACATACCAATAGAGATCATAGGATAATCTACCTCATCGCCAAACTCATCTCTGAATTGACCTTCAGTAAAATGCTTGTCTCTTTCATAAACGACCACTTCGTCAAGATGAACTGCACTCATGAGAGATGCTGCTCTCTCGCATTCTTGACTACCGTTAGAATAAATGGATGCTTGCATCATTGTCTGTGATTGTACCTGCGAATTGTATGTATAATTTGTGAAATTAGAAAACTTGGATTTGTTTGAGACTCCTCAATTGTGTCTAAGACTGGAGTTTCTCCAAGTATTTCCTTGCATTTAAAGAGATCGGTCATAGCATCTCTGAGTTTCTCATTTTTGAACTCAGACTTTGCCCAGAACACAGCGACATCTCTCATTCCCCTGGTCACTTCATTTACCTGATGTGCTATACCGCACTCATAGGTAATCATCATGCCAGGAGTTAATTTGATCTTTTCTACCTTACCATCTGACCATAGACACAACTCTCCACCATCATATTCTGACGGGTCAGAGAGAAAAAGGGTGTTGCTAAAGTCTCCTAAGGTATGAGTATCAAAGTGTGGTTTGTAGAACCCGCCAGTGCGAGTCCTAGAGATAGTAATACCACTCGTTTTGATTGGTATGACAAAATCACCAAACTCTTTGTTCTTTGATAAAGCGTTAGCAATCAATGCTGATGCCTTTTTGTAAGACTCAGCACCTTGATGCAGTTCGATATTGTTCTTGCGTTCTACATTGGCGATACGCTGTGATTTAGTACCACTAACCCAATTCTTACTAGCACCCACCCACGATCTAATCTGAGATACTTCGTCCTCAGTAAGAAGTTGGGTTGTGATATACCTCATTTTTGTTTGTGGTCGTACTCAATTACAATTTTTCTGTGTTCAGTAGTTCTATCACAGCAAGTGAAATAGTGTGCTTTGCCCTTTAGAAGGTGTTCAATCTTTTCTACAAGATTATCAGCGATTACTTTGTTCGTCGCTTCTTCCCAGGTAGCACCTTCCACTAACTTATCCACTCCTTCTAGATGATTTGCCACAGCAATTTTTCTAAAGTTGTCATCGATCATTTTGCCAGTCGTCAATTTGTTCTTGTGTAGGGACATTGATTCGGAATGCCATGCCTTCCTCCTCAAACTCCTCATTCATTTTTTCGTAGGTCTCAGGTGTAATCTTATTGACCTTTTTATGCATCTTTCGGTACTGTTCGGCACCTAGGTTGTCCAGAAAATCGTTAGTCACGTTGTCTCCAATCGTCAGGTTTGTCTTGTTTGAACCAGTCAACGATCTCATCCGCACCATCAAACCCTGTACGGTAGTTGGAGGGGTCTGGATCTCCCAAACCCATCTTATTCATGAAATCGTCCATTGTGCCTTCCTGGATGTCCTGTGCCGCCTGACGGCGTGCTTTGTTCAACCAGTCTCTAGCAGTTGTATGAGCCTTGGCAAGTTTCTCTGCCCAGATCATGTCCTCTAGTTTTACATCCTCCTTGTTTGCGATCTTCTTACAGATGAATTCTAAGCGTAGTCTGTATTGAGTAGATAGCATGTCAGTCTCGTAGTTTTAGTTCCAGATCTTCGAGTCGATGATATTCAGCATGTGCCCGCTCTTGGCGATCACATACGATGTCGAGAATATCTCTCATGATTATATCGTTATCAACGTAGTCGTCAAGGTACTTATCCACTGCCTCTTTGAGGTATCTGTACCTATGCCATTCCTGTGAATAGGGTTTGTAGTTCATGATAAAAGATCATTCAATGTATTTAGAGTACGAAAAAAGGGGCACCCTGAAACAGGGCACCCCAATTTGGTGTTCCGACTTTTGAAGCGACCGCACGAAAGATCGCATCATTATTTATCAGAAGGAATACTTGAGTCCGAGCTTAGCTCCGTATCCACGGTCCAGATCGTCATCACCAGAACCGACGAAGGAGACCTCGCCATATGCGCCAAGTGCCTCGGTCAGACCCAGACCGACACCTGCCTTACCAGAGGGAACGGTGTCAGTGTCGCCGCCGTCTGGAGTCAGCACAGTAGCGCCGCCCTGGATGTAGTATGAACCAGTTTCACTGAAAGTTCCCTCGTAGCCTACGTGGAGATCTGTCGCGGCACCGTTATATTCCGAGCCAGTCCATCCAGCATTGGTTTCTACGTTGACGTAGGGTCCTGCAAGGGCAGCACCAGGAGCAGCGAAAGCAGCAGCTGCAGCGGCAGCAGCAAAAGCAGTTTTGATCATTGTTGTTTTCCTTTTGTGTTGTTTACTTGTGGAGTGATTACCCACAGATGGTGGATGAGGTTAGACCCCCATCGCATGAATACAATTTATCAGGTCTGCCCCGAAAAAACAACCCCCCTTGTGCCAATTTTATATTCGGATATCCTAACAATCAGTTAAGTAAAATTAATGCACCCTTGATGTTGACAGCACCAGCAGCGTTAATATTTGCGATACCGCCTGCCTTGGCGCTGAAGTTAAGTCCAGCATCTTCAGTGATAGACAGTCCTGCCTTGACATCGTATGCAAGACCTGCCTTAGAACTGATAAAGTCAGCAGAATCATATGTCTGACCACCAATAGCAGTCTTAACAGAGTATGCTGAATCTCTCGCCTTAATGAGTGGTGGAAGTCCTGGACCGCCAGCAACGATATGCTGTTCTATACCACCAATCCACTGCTTGTAGTCTCCCAAAATTGTCCAGTTGATATGACCAGGAGATACAATATTAGCAGATGCTCTAGGGTCAAACGATACCTTTGTGTCTTCTGAAACACCTACAGATATCTTTTGTCCCAAAAGTATTTCCTGAACATTGCTGGTGGTAGTCTCAATATTACCAGCATTCATGATGATAGCACCGCCACCATTAGTTCCTGACTGGATATTGACCTGTGTCTTACCAACCAACATCAGTTCTTCAGTCGCTTCAATTAGAATCTTCTTTGCTCTAATATAACGACTAGAACCAACACTCTGCTCAACATAATCACCATAACATACTAGGTTCAATGCTTGTCCTTCACCATCATCACCAGCATTGAATTGAATGTCTGCTCTGTTTTCGTGCTTCGCTTGGTATCCCCAACTATGGACACACAACTTACCACTACCAGGACCAGACTCTTTGTCTTTTCTACCAGTGATTAGTTTGATTTGTCCTAGACTGGTCTGAACAATAGCAGCTGCTCCAGAAGAAGAGTCTGGTCCTTGGATACGTAATGCTTTTGATTGATCATCAGGAAGAGTTCTCTCATAGATGTGAGAGCGGGTCATGGTGCCCTTGTACCACGATCTAATCCTAGGTTTATCCGTTAGAGACTGAGACTCGTCAGGACTCTTAGGTTTGGCAATAGTCTTTGGATATGTAGAGGCGGGTTTTTGTATTGACATTATGGGCAATCCACGTAGCGACCAGTTCCGACCTTAGTGGAACCAATTGTAGTAAGTTCATTTGTATCTAGACATGCTAGTGATGGCAATAGTTTAGCACCATATCCATTGCCGCCAATGATTAGAATCTCTGGGAATCTCTCGTATGTTGTTACTCTATCCAAGATTCTTGCACCAATGACAAATCCATCTTCATTGATAATTGCTTCAGCAGCATCTGGATTGCCATCAATATAAATCGTTGGTTTTTCAGTATATCCAATGCCAGGTCTGATTAGTGTGAATGAATCAATGATACATCTCTTTCCAGCATCAGTCGCTTGGTTTAGTTTGTATCCATAACCAGGAGACTTGACACGGATCTCTGTAAGATAACCTTTGTCATCCAACAAAGCGGTTGCAGTTGCACCAATACCTTGACCAGTGATGAATACGTATGGTGGTTCTGCCCATCTATCACCAGGGTTATCAATTCTAATCTCGATGATTCCACCATTGTCATCAGTGATTGGTGGTTCAGTTGTGGGTTCTCTGAAGTCATCGAACGAAGTATCAGGTGTATCGCCAACACCTTGATCAAAGTCATCTAGATCAGAACTATCTGTCAAGATAATTACATCTGCAAATGCTCCTGTTCCATTAACAGTGAATCTAAGAACTTCAGCATCTTCTACAGCAGTATCATCTTCGATACCAACTACAACTCTTGCAGTATTATCGTTGATAACAAACTCACCAGTGGTCAATCCACCAATGATATCACTGCTTGTAATATCATCACCAGACAAAGTGTAGTACAAGAATGTTCCATTCTCAACATTCTGTGTCTCAATAGTATAAACAATGAACTCGCCTTCTGGACATGTTGCTCTATCAGCGACAACATCTACAGTCTGAACGATTTCATTTCCAGTATCATCATCCAGACCATCACCATCTGTATCTGTACCAAGATCAGGATCAGGTACTTCCTGATCAAATTCAGTCTGGTCTACTACTTTAATTACATCGTCAGTAAATGTATCTTTATATTCATATGGATTTTTTATATTTCCTCTGTATGGATCGCGTGGTTCAAACAACCTACCTTCTGTAATAGTACAGATGCCAATGTTCTTATCAAAAGTTGTTTGTACATCACTTCCAAGCATAGGAGTATTTTTCCTCAAGATGATGTAGAAGTCTTCATCTGCTTCTCTCTCAACAGATTGAACTGTTCTGATAGTAATAGTCTTTTCTGTTTCACCTGGAGCAAATCCAAGGATATCATTTACTGGGATATAGTCCTCTTGCTCTTTCGCAGAACCTTTATACTTAAGAGTTCTATATTTGACTGATGAAGATGATTCAGTATATCCAGTCCTAGTCACCGTGAACTGTGCAAACTCACCTTCTTCGACCAGGATATCGTCGATGTGATATACAATACGCTTCCTTTGTCTTGTACCATCATTATCATTTGGATCATCCGTAGATGTGGTGTCTGTGCCATCACCATCGCCAGGGATGTTGCCAGTATTGCCACCAAACAGAGGAACACCACCAGTGAATCCAATAGTTGTGAAGTCTAGTGGTTTGCCCTCATATGCATCTCCACAAACATACTGGGTGTAATCAGCACCAGTTGCTGGGAATAGATTATCAATGCTTTCTAACAGACCATCTAGGAAGTCTCTCTCCTCTAGTTTTTCTGCTCCATTGGTACAGGTCTGCTTCTTCTTCGCGCAAGATCTATCTGGACCTGAGCAGGAAATTCCTAGTAGGTTCATAACAAAACTAATTGCACCACCAAGAATGTTTAGTGGGGCAGCGATTGCGCCAAGGATGTCATTTAATGGACCAAGAACGCTATCGAGAAGATCAGTCATCAATGAGTTGATCTTCGACATGATGCCATTAACTAGAGCATCAACTTGACATGCAGCAGCACGATAAATCTGCTCCACATAACTCATTAGGAGATCAGTCAAGAAATCTGCTAGACGATCACCTAGGTCTGCCATTGAGCAACCAAGTTGCTTCAGCAGATTATTGAAGAATACTGTTACTGGTGTAAGCGAATTACCTGTATCTGAAGGGAATAGCAGTGCCTTGATAAGGTCTTTCACTGCATTGGTAAGTTTCTCAATAACAAATCCTTTTACCTTAGCAACGAATTCCTGAACAACTTTCATTGCTTTATTGACATAGCCTCGTGCCATGCCAATGCCATCCATCAAACCACCAGTTGACTTATTGACTAAGTAAGTTCCAACATTTCCGCCATTGTTTTGTACAGCAGCAAGGAACTCTCCCATGATGCCCGTCATCTGGGACATCATATCATCTTCATCACATTTTTCTGCCTTTGACTGACACCAGTCTTCTGAAGCAGAAGTTTCATTTACTAATGGATCTACAATTGATGGTGGTGTTGCAACACGATCATTTCCATCGCCATCTACAGTACCGTCGTATAATCCACCAGTAGCAGTGTTCTTTTCAGTCCCCTGCTGCAGTGGAGCTCCATCTGTTTGAGCATTTACCTGTGGAATTGCTGTAGTAAATGGTGGCGTATCTGGTGTTCGCTCAACAAATACTTTGGTAGCACCAGGAGTCTGTCCAATAGAACCCATGATGATGGGTTTTTGTTTTTCGGTATCCATGTAGAAACCGACAACCCAACATCCGATCTCTAATTGAGGGTGTGCTCCACCACCATTACCAGGAATAAATGGAACAGTCACAGGCATCATCACAGTTGCCCATGGCAAATCCGCAGTGCTAACCAGTTCGGGATCACCAGGATGATCCCCAACGATTCTCACTTTGAATCTATAACCGCCTTTGTTGTTTTTCTCATCAGCAGCGGTTCCTTCAATTTGACCTACCCACCATTGGAAACCATCATTACCAATGCGCTGAGTAGGCAGCAACTGTGATACTAACTGATCCATATCAATTAATCGTCATAAACTAGACATTCTGGTTCGGATGGATTCTGATCGCAATAAAGCTCAAGTGCAGTTGGATCGTGATGGTCACCTCCCTCGATCTCTGCCTTATGGTGCTCTACATATTCTTCCAAATCATGCAATTCGCCTTCGATGTGACGACGTTGCTGAGGAGAGGTCATAGGATTCTGAAGAATCTCTTTGTCCTTGGCGATGTGTGCTTCGATGTTTTCCATAGGTTAATACCTCCTTTGTTTATTTAGTGCCATGGCTAGACTCTGATTCTAGATCACCATATGAGTCTCGCATTAATCTTAATGTTGTCGTAAACCTTCCGTTGGTAGATTCTGTGCTGTCATAAGAGTGAGTAACTTCTCCAATTAGATAAACACCGCTACTCTCAGGATCATATGGTTCTCGTTCTACTCTCTTTCCTGGGGTTTTATTGACCAGTTTAATGTTAATCTTATCTCCTGCACAAATCTCTGAGTTGCCAGGGATAACAATAGTTCCTACCTGATGTTTTAATAGTTCATATCTCATCAAAGATTGGGTTGCAAAATGCTTGTGGAAATCGCAATATTCATTTGGTTTATCTGAACCGTCTGCCTCCTCATACGATGCGATTGCTGGTTCATTATACCACGATTCATGATCTAAAAGTGTGGATACAATTCTTGTAGGATAATCTGAAACAGACTTATCGCCAAATTTAATAAGAGATGGTGTATTCTGTGATCCAAGGTGCTTCATATCTTTGTAAGCATCCTCGACACTATAATGATACTCACTGTATTGACCAGTAGAGTGATTGAAGAATACAATGAGACTAGAATACTTACCTTTTCTCATTGCTGACATAACATCAACTTCAGCATTAAAAATTGCTTGAGAGATGGTCATTCTATCGTCAGCACCATCACCCTGGTTTGCTGGTTTTTCGATGTATGGTCCCCATGTCTCATCTCTATCAATCATAGTATCAACAGAGAAGAAATTGTATCCTCTCTTTGTCTCCCAGAATAAGAATCCTGCGGTTCCACCAATCTTTTCTTTTTCAGTCTTTGCTTGCTTGCCTTTACCAGATCCTGGTGTTTTTGTGCCACTACTAGGAACAGACTTCACTGCAATAGAAGAGATAATATCAAAAGGTCTCCTATTTGTGGGGAGCATCTTGATAGCAAACTCAGGAGACTCAGAGAAGAATTCTTTTTCTGAATTCAAGTTCTCTTTTAAAATTTTCCCAACAATAGAGTCTGGTTTTCCTTCTAATCTATTGATCAATCTAACACACTCATTATTGAGCGCCTCTACAGATATCAGACCTAGTGTGTATGACTGTACTTGGTTTTTGGCATATCTATTTCCAACCTTCCATACTTGGAACACATACTCTTCTGCATCTTCTTTAGAACTTGTCTGACAAACGATCTTAACAGTTTCTCCACCCTGAACAGGGAGATCTGCTAACAATCCAGCACTATCAACAACTGTTAATGTAGCAGCACGGAATGGACTAGTGATACTCTCAACATAGTTAAATGTACCAACCATTTGCTTGATCTCATATCCCTTATCCTCACCAAGTTTTGCAATAACAACACTCTTGAGATGAAAGTCTGTTATGTTCTGAAATTGATCCATTATCCTAGTGCTCTAATTTTTAGGTCTTGGAACACTTCAGTTCCAGTTGATGACATGCCAGGAGCAGCAGATACACCGTTTGGATTAACACCATTCTGCTGTTGTCCTCCACCATAGTAATTATTAATAACAGTAGGTGCTGCTGCAGGAGCAGTAGAAGCAGATGCTACCTGTGCTGATGTAGCCATGATTGGTGTACCTGTATTTGGTGCTGCTGGTGCTGCGGAAATAGGACCAGGAGTAGGACCAGGAGTAGCACTAGCACTAGACAACACATTTGCTGACAAAGCAGACAATCCAGCATTCTGGAACATTTGTGCTTTTTGTTCTGCTGTTAATGGTGGTGGAGCAGCACCAGGAGCTGCTGCTTGTGTAGTAGATACTGCCTGCTGACCTGGCATTCTATACAACGCACCAACACCACCATAATATCTGTTATATCCTTCTGCTGTAGATGACCAACTCATCGATGCTTTACCAGATGAGTTAGATAGGATCATTTGACTATCAGTTGCAACACCAATGTGTGCTTGTGGTGGAGACTTCCGATCCTTCATGACAAATACATCGCCAGGTTGTTGCTGATCATATGGAACTTGCTGCCAACCTGCATTAATCATCGATTTCTCAGCATCAGGAACATAAAGCGATGATCCCCAAGGTGGCGTAATACCTGCTTTGTTGAATACTTTATTTACAGCATAAACACAACCATTCTGACCGCCATCAGGACCATCTGCTGTGCTCATGCCCTTGAGACTTTGTGCTGCTGCAGCAAGATTCTGACTACCAGCGCCTGGGGCAGATGCTTGGAATGGTGATCCAGATCCCTTAAGTGCAGCTAACTGATCTGTGACCGAAGAGAAACTAGTCAACGACTTGTTAGTTCCAACTCCATCATAATATCCTCTACCAGATGCATCTTGAGGGAGTGCTGCCCACTCCATAGAGAGGTTTTTAGCAAATTGATCTTGAGTAATCTTACCAGACATAAAGTCGTCGATACCTCTTCTCTTAAGAAGCAACTCAAAGATCTTATCTTGACCTGCCTGATCAAACTTAAATGATGATGTATCGATACCAGCATTCTTAAGAACTTCGCTAGCAGTTCTCATCTGGATCTGATAACGACCCATTGCAAACTGACCACCTTTTTCTGACATCAACTCATCAATAGTCTTATTAAGAACAGATGCATCTTGTGCTCCACCAACCATCTTGGTATAGTCATTTCCAGATTCTAAACCACCAATAAATTCAGCGAGTCCACCAGTAGAAACTGGTGATAGGTTATTTTGTTGACTACCTGTACCAAATATATTATTAAGTGTACTTCCTACGAAGTTGCCTGCTTTATCAAGCAATCCACCTACAAGAGGACCAAAAATTCCCTTGAAAATAGGTCCAAGAATATTACCAAATGCCTTGAAACCGTCTTTTTCTTGGAAGTATCTCTTAAGACCTAGAGACTGAAGATCTGCATATTCTTGTTTTCCTTTTCTTTGTGCTTCCAGAATACCTTCACCCATCATTAAGAAGGTGTCTCTACCACGCTTTCCTTCTAATGGGAATACACCTTCCTTACCTGCCTCACCCATCAGGGCATTGGTGGGTTCTGTAATAATACCACCTTTTGCAAATGGGGTCATGCCCATGTCTCTTGCTGCTAGGGCAGCATCAATTCCAACAGAACCTGCAGTACCAATACCAGGAATAGTAGATGCAGCACCTGATGCTAACTCAAGACCAGCACCAAGGAAATCACCTTCCATTGCTCTTTGAGCAGCAAAAATAGCACCAAGTCCTAATCCTACGAGTGGGATCTTCTTACCAGCAGACTTAGCAATAGCACCTGCACCAATCTTGGCAGCACCCTTGACACCTAGTTTTGTAGCAGCTTTTGATCCATATTTACTCGCTGCCTTTGCTGCTGCTCTACCTCCATACTTTGCCGCGATACGTGTTCCTACACGCCCTGCTCCACGCTTACCAACTGCTTTAACGAGTGCTCCAGTGGCAGCTTTGCCACCAATACCAAGTCCAGGACCGCCTTTACCTCCACCTTTACCACCAGCAGCAGCAAGTCGCGCAAATCTATCTGCTTTTAAGAATGAAGAAAGGTCAGAACCCTTCTCTAGTGATTTTTCCTCTCCTCTAGCAAGTGCTCTACTTGCTAACTTATCTGATTGAGCTTGTTGCTCATTATGCATCGATTGCTGACTTACTGTCTGCTCTTTTGTTAAATCAGCAAGACGAACAATTACTTCAGTATTCTTATTGACAGCAGCGACAATATCAGCACCACTGTCTGGTGTAATAGGAGGTGCTCCTTCTCCAGTTGGAGCAACACCTTTCGCACGGAGATTTGCTCTATAATCTCTTACAATAGTTTTTTGTTCTTCTGGAGATTTACCACTTGCACGTAGTTTCTCAATATCAAGTTCTCCAGTCTTACTGAAGAAACTACTATCTTTAATCCCTCCAGAAGGTGCAGATACACCTGGCACATTAGAATATGTACCACCTTTGCCAGCAGTGCCAGGAAGTCTTTTTGGACCACCAGGAGTTTCAACTTTTGCTCCTGTTTTTAAATCAACGTTTATAGGGTTTTTTTCAATCTCTCCAGTAGCACCTTGCAGCATTTTAGGTGCTTTTCTGCCTGGGAGCATACCACCACCAACAGCAGTATTTTCACCAATATTACCTCTGCCAGCAACCTCTACACCACGTCTACCAGACCTGTAAGTGGTATCACGGTCCTTTTTAAATCTATCTCTGATATCTTTGAGAAGACCTTTAATATCATCGAGTTTTTCCTTAACCTCCTTGGAGTTCTTAAGGAAATTATCTCCCGTTACTGGTGATGGTGTTAGAAAACCGTGTGCCATTACTGCCTTGCTGCTTTTTCTTGTTCTTGTTTGACTTGTTCTAAGTATTGCATGAGGAGACTAGTATAAACTTGTCTTTCCCAAGGCATCATATTCTCAATATCACTCAAATTATATTTATGATGCTGCATCAAGGCGAAGTTAGTCTTATAGTACCCTTCCATGGACATGTGGAAGAGTGCTATCCGAAAAAATTTGCTAACCCCTGAATAACCATTGTATTCTCAACTCCAGTGTTTGGATTTTTGATTACAATCTCATGTTTTAGGACTGGTGCAGTTTCAAAGAATTTTTCAACACTTTCAAATTGCTTATTAGTCAGTCCTTCGACAAATTCAACAAATTCTTTCTTGGAAGTCGTAGAACTGTCATATACGTCTTCTGCGTCAAAAATTTGATCAATGCATTTTGCGATAATAGCAATAACGTCATCACCAGTGCTATTTTTGCCAGCAATAGAGACTTTGACGAATTCCTCAAATGAGGGATATTTCATAATTACGCCCATCTCATCAGATAGCATAATTTTGCTGGAATGCCCTTCTGGTTTATCAACCTTGACATCTGCCAGATTGAGATTATAACGAACTTGCGTTTCGCCGTCATCTTCGCATGTTAGCATCATTTCCACAACTTCGCCAACTGACACAGCACGAATTTGTAGGAAAATATATTCTAGGTCAAAAATCGCCAAATCTTCGAGTTTCACTCTAGACTGGATGCAATTTTTTAACAAAGTTCTTACTGCATCTTCAATCTGCTTATCATCTCCAGATTCGAGTGCAAGCAAAAGAACTTTTTCTTCTTTTACGACAAAAGGGCGATATTTGATTTTTTTGCCATTAGAAGGGATTTCCAACTCATAAGTTGGAAGAGCAATTTGTGGTAATGCCATTATGTTTAGACCAGATCATATGTATATTTAGCGCGACTTTTTTACCCAAAAATTGGCGGAAAAAATTTTCCCACTTTTATGGAATTCAATTTACAATTCTGGCACCCATACCACGAATGTCATTCTGAACTGTGTAGTGCTTAGAATAGGAGAACTGTGCTGTTACCTGAGTCAACTGACTTGATCCAAACTGCAGAGGTATAGCATCAATAGCATATGGATATGCCTCTTCTAAAACATATGTGATGGGAGTTCTTTCAACAGGACTATTACCACCCAGGTCTGTCTTTGAGATTAAGATTGTGCTAGAATAGTCGTCCTTATATTGCAATTTAATACTTCTATTCCTACCCCTAACAGAACTACCCGTATTACCTTGAACAGATCGAAGATCTTGTCCCGCTACTTCATCTCCACCTTCACTAAAGATAAAGTCATTCCAGTTTTGTAAGAACTTAAGTGCTGACATGTTAGCATCACACATGAATCCAAGTTGGATCTCTGTAAAGACTCTTGTGTGTGCATAACTTGTTTGTCCGCTACCAAGATACAATCCATTCTGATTGCCTTGTGCAGTATTAGTGTTAGGAAGCTGTGCTTCGCTACAGAACATTTCAAAGTAATCCTCATCAACTGGCAGTCCTACAGGCGGATTGAGAAACTTCACCACAAAGTTATTACTGAACGACATTCCGCCGTTCGCTGCCATTGTTGTTAATAGGCGATCTATAGACACGCTAAATACCTACGTTGGTCCTACTATATTTATGGCGTACTCTGGGATTTATAAACCTACCCATCCTAAGAAGTACCGTGGCAACCCATCAAACATCATCTATAGATCGTTATGGGAACGTAAGTTCATGGTGTTCTGTGATAGTAATCCCTCCATTTTGGAGTGGGGTAGTGAAGAGGTTATTATACCATACAGGGCACCTGATGGTAAGTTGAGACGATACTTTCCAGACTTCTATATTAAGGTACGTGAAAAGTCAGGTAAGATAACAAAATATATTATTGAAGTAAAACCCAAAAAGCAAACAAAACCACCGAATGACAAAAACAAAAAAACTGCTGCCTATCGTAATGCTGCACTGACTTACGCAAAGAACCAAACTAAGTGGTCTGCTGCGCGAGAGTATTGTGAAGACAGGCAGATGAACTTCTTAATACTAACCGAAGATCACTTAGGAGTCTAGAACAATGGCAACAGGATTCGCCTCAGTCCAGCGCAATGCTGTAAATAAAGATCCAGGATACAAAACACTCTTCGAGAGAGTGAATGCTGCTACAGCAGGAGAGAAGAAGTCTCTCTCATGGTATAGATCAGCAGTTAAGTCTGAAGCAAGTAGATACAAAAAGAACTTTAAAAAGTATATCTTAGATGAACGAGCAGACAGAGTAGGTGCTGCTAAAGAGCAAGATTCAAATGAACTAAGAAAATATACAGTAGCAGGTCATCTGTATATGTTTGAGTATAAGGCAAAGATGAGATGGTTGCCTTACTATGACAGATTCCCTCTAGTGTATGTAATTAAGTCATCTAAATCAGAATTCTGGGGTGCTAACTTACACTACCTATCACCCAAGAAAAGAATTATTGCAACTAAAAAATTGATGCAGGGTAGAATTGACATACCCAAGAAGTGTTTCCATAAATATCTACACCCCCATGTAGATGGATTATATTTAGATCTCGCTGCTAGTGAATGGGACACTGCCATTCTCCTACCAACAGCAGATTTTGTGAAAGACCTTAATGGAATGGTGTTCCCGATCGACCAACAGGTTGTGTGGGAAGAGACAGATGATGCTTTTTACGATAAGATTAAAGGTCAAAGACTCATCAAAGGTTATGGAACAAAACAATCAAAGGAGATGTCTAAGTAATGGCTTTAGGGAGTTGGAGAGTAGATCCAGTTGAAAATTACGAATTACAAGCTGAGCACCAACGTAAAACATTTACTGGTAGGAATGCTAAGCCACCTTTTCCCCCGATCAAAGACACTGATAAGGTTGGCGATCTGACAACTACCCGTGTTGCAAATCGTAATGGCAAGATAGCATACTGGAGATTTAATGGACAAACGTGGTCTAAAATTACAAAGACTCAATTTAAAAGTGCTCAGTTAGAAGCAAAAAGAACAAGACAAAACTATGATACTCTAACAGCAGGAGATGTTCCTGCTGATATTTTAAGATACCCAGAAGATGTTGCTCTTGGTGAAACTGATTATGTTTTGTTTGAATTCTATGAATACAAACCACCTTTCCAAGGTCTTAACAAAGACGGTGAAAACAATACGATGGGTGGTCTGGCTCAATACAATCAGTCTGCTACAGATGCAGCATTCTATGAAAAAACTAGTGGTGTCCCATCAGTAGTCCTTTACATGCCAGAGGATATATCTACTGGATACAAAGCAAACTGGAGTGGTAAATCTTTTAGTAATGTAGGTAGAGATGTTCTAGGTGTTGCAGGAGCTGATTTAAAAAATGCTGCAGCAAACATTGGAAGAGTCGCTGATACTGGTATCAATCAACTCCTCCCCAATGCAGCAACAACTGCAATTCAAGAAGTAATTAGTAAAATTACTGGAGAACAAATTGATAGAAATGATATTACAGGATCAACTAGAGGTGTCATCCTAAACCCAAATGTTGAACTATTATTTGGTGGTATTGATCTAAGGAACTTCCAATTGAATTTTAAACTAGTTCCAAGGAAGCAATCAGAGGCAGTTATGAATAAACAGATTGTGAATTCATTCAGAAAAGCAATGCTACCAAATTTTGCTTTAGGTAATGAATTAAATTTCTCAAGTTCTGATGCTACCTCAAGAAACTACATCAAAGTTCCTAACGTTTGTAAAGTCTCGTTTATGCGTGGTGGATCATTAAATACAGATGTAGCACAATATAAAATGTGTGCTATCACTCAGGTAGATGTAAATTATACACCAGATGGAACCTATGCTACCTATGAAGGTGGTGAGATGGTTGCTGTTGGATTAACTCTGAACTTCCAAGAGACAAAACTCATATTCGCAGACGAGGTAGAGCAATACTGATGTACTTTTCACTAGTTCCCAACATCGAGTACGATGAAAAACCAATCAAGTATCCGTTCTCGGAATCTGATTACGTCGTAGCAAAGAACTTCTTCCGCAGATTCACTGTCAATGAAGATATATTCTCCTATGCAGTGCTGTTCAATCAATATACCATTGTCGAAGGTGAGAGACCAGACATTATTGCTGAGAGAGCATACGGAGATCCATTCTATGATTGGGTTGTTCTAATCACAAACAACATGGTCAATGCACAATACGATTGGCCTATGTCAAACAGGGAACTATCAAATGTATTGATGCGTGAGTATGAGGATCCTTATTCAGAGATCCATCACTATGAGACATACAAGATCGGACAATACAATAAAGGACTACATGTAGATGAGACATTCTACAATGGTATTCACAAGGTGAATATCGATGGTAAAATTGAAATAAAAAACGGCAACGAGATTGCAAAACCCGTCACCGTAATTGAATATTATACTTTGGAGAATGAGAAGAAGAGACAAATCTATCTTCTCAAACCCAAATATTTTAGACAGTTTGTAGACGAATTTAAAAAGAGAAACTTTTATAAAAGGTCTAACAACTTTATCTCGCAGAGACTAAAGAAAACTGGTTGACTTTTCTAGCAAAAAATTAGCGGGAAAAATTTTTCCAGTTTTATGGAATTCACTAATCCAATTCGTAGCAGGTAGACCTTGCTAGTTCTGGATTTTTTTGCAGTGCTCTGTGAACATGACCATGAACATCAACTTCAATAGTATGATGTGCTCTGGTGTGAACCAGTTCAATCATTCCCAGACACCCAACAAATACCAGATTGAGAACTGTCACGGGGTGGAAGACCACCCCCAGGATTTTCTTGATCACTCTTCAGCAAGTTTGGCGAAGTAGGACAGGGCATCATCGTCTTCAACGATTGCTTCTTCCTTCACAGGAGAGGGAGCACTCATCTGCTGACGGAACGATGACTGAGGTGTGATGTCAGCATCGTTGAACCCACCAGTAGCGGCAACGGGTTCGTACTCTTCATCATCAACAGAGGGACGAGAGACAGGACGGGAACCAATGCCAAGGACAAGGTTCAGACGACGCTCAAGATCCTCGTAGGACTTGAACTGATCCTTGGAAGTGAATGCCTCAAGAGAGTGCTCAGACTTCCAGATGTTCTCAAGATCACTATCATCTGCACTCAGTGCAGCAACAGAATCAAACTCAGAAGAATCATAGTTCCAGTATCCTGCAACCTTCTTGATCTTCAGTTTGAAGTTAGCACCTTCCCAAAGGTCGAAGACGTTGACAGGAGTCTCGTCTTGGAACTCAGGTTGCATGGCAGCGAGGATCTTGTCATGGATCTTCTTGCCATACTTGTAGAGGAACACCTTGCCCTCGTTCTCAGGGTGCTTAGGATCCTTGACGACATAGATGTTGCTGTAATACTGGAGCTTACGCTTCTGCTTACGAGCAGTCTCTTTGTCTTCATCGCTACCGCTGTTCCAGAGACGGCGGTTTACTTCACCAACGGGATCCTTCTCGTTGAGTGTGGTCAGGGAGTTTTCGATGTACCAACCACCAGGACCTTGGAAGGCATGGGAGTACACCTTTGCCCAAGGGACGGTCTCGCCCTCAGGTGCGGGGAGGAAACGGATAACAGCGTACCCGTTGCCAGAAGCGTCAACCTCTGGTTTCCAGAATCGCTCATCAACGTTCTTACCGCTGGATGATTTCTCCAATTCCTTCTGAAGGAACTGTAGATTGTTCTGGGATTTGCGCTTCAGATCTGCAAACGACATTAGATTACCTCGGATTAGTTTGGATTTGGTCTGTGATGCCCTGATCACTTACACATAATAACAGGCACAGAGTCGGGCGTCAACCCTCTGTGCCACTTTCCAACTGTCTTTTCATCAGTTGGACTTTCTGGAGCAACTCGTCGAACATCTCTTCGATAGGGGTGTCGGGAGTTGCACCTAGCATAACAACACCCTGCTTCATTGTCTCCAGGACAGAGACACATTCAGGATCGTCACTAAGTTTGATACGAAAATAAAAAGTCTTTTGTTTTTCAATGAGAAGTTCTAACTTCTCAAAGTAATCCATCTTCCTCTCATCATCAAGGAGGACAAAGTTCATAGCAGATCTAAAACAGAACTGCTGTAGTTCCATCATCTCTTGGATGTCACCACGTACTAATTCAGATTGAAAGAAACTCATACCAACATTAACTTAGCTCTACTTGTTTTCTTCATGAAGTTGAGTTGCTGTGCCTCATGACGGAGTTTCTCCTTCAAAGGTTTGCTGATCAACTTTGATACACTATCTAGTTCAATTTCATTCACCTCGCAATAGTGGATAACCGAATCAATATAATTCATATCGGGATTGTGTAATGCAATCTTCTCCACTTCCTGCGAGAATCTCGCAGCAGTCATAAATTTATCCTCTAATAATTGTTTTTTCTCCATACCGTTCTTGATACTCCGCGATGTAACTCATTAGTTTCATAAAGAATTCTTTCTTAGGTGGAAGCACCTTAACTTGTGTCTCTCCGTTTTCACAAGCAACGATAGTCACGAGTTGTTTAACGCTCAACCCGTAGTTCTCTTGCAACATACATGCGTATGCTGTTTCCTGAACAAAGTAGTCGTAGAGATATTTTTCACGCTTAGGTTCTGCTGCTGTCTTAAAGTCAATAATAGACAGCACTCCGTCGAACTCAGCGATACAATCTACACGCCCTGCAATCTCCAAATGTTTAGAGTAGAGCGCCGCTTCCTGTAAGTAAATATTATTTATACGGTCCAAAGTATCCCTAGAATGCTGGAACATTAGGACGGGAAGCGGGAACTTACTATACTTTTTCAGATCAAGATTGTTATTGAAGTAGTCTTCAACAATAGAGTGATACTTAGTTCCTCTGTTGGTAGATCTCTTGGAGATATTGTTTGCCTTCTCCTCACCAACACGGGCACGCCATCTAGCAATGCCCGCCATCTTTTCTTTGTTGTTGCTAATCACTGTGGTGACAGACGGAAACTTAAAACCTTCTGGTGTTAGGTAAACACGTTTGCCATCCACCATCTCGGCAACCATTTCAATAGGATCTAGTCCCACATGATTAAACAACATCATAGACCCAGATTAATTTTATTGATAATGTAAGACTTGACTAGACCAGAGCGAACGATATCATCGATACCGAACTCAATGCAACTAAACTCTTCCATGTTCTCAAGGATACGCTGGAAGTCTAGGATACCTGTGCGCTCACTGATCTTTTGTAGGTCAGTCTGTGCAGCATCACCACAGAAAATAATCTTACTGTCCTGACCAACACGAGTGATGATTGAATCCAGTTCGTGGAAGTTCAGGTTCTGACACTCGTCAATGATAACGATTGCATTGTCCAGTGTAGTACCACGGATGAAACTAGTGGACCAGAACGAGATAGTTTCCTGTGCCTTGAGGTTTTCATACAACATCTCGAAGGAGTTGTCATCAGGCATCTCGAACATAGATTGTACCATGTTCTTGTAAGGAATCTGATAGAGAGAAGACTTGTCCTCGTGGTCTCCTGGTAGGAAACCAATCTCTCTGGTAGCAACCAGAGAACGAACAAGATAAACTTTCTCGTATGGTGTGTACTCATTGAGTACATCCTTCAGTGCCTTGTAGAGAGCGACGAATGTTTTACCCGTGCCTGCTACACCAGAGGCATAGATCATCTTACCTTTGTCCCACTCATCAAACATAATCTGTTGATTATGAGTCAAAGGTTCGACGGGCACCATGTATGCCTCGTCGATAGGTTTCCGACGCTTCTTTTGCTTGGCAGTCATACCTTGTCCAGGTGATTTAACGGTCTTCTTTCTTGGGGGCATGTCAGTTATACTTTTGAGAGATACTATCGTTGGTTGGTGCCTTAGGAGCAATCTTGTTCTTCATGATGTCATAGAATCCTGGGTGAGTCTTTGACATTTTATGCTGCCAATCACCCACCTCACCAGAGGCAGGGCAGGTAGATGGATCACTCCAGTCTCTCTGCCAATCAGGATTATCAGTCTTCCATTGTTCCCAAGCAGAGAAAGTCAATCGAACTTCCTTCTGCTCGCCAGTCTTGGTATTAATTACAGGATAGGTAGGCATTAGTTCCACTCCAGTGCTTCAGCACAAATAGGAAATTGTTCTGCGAACACACGCTTTGCATCGAGTGCAATGTCCATGTGTTCTTTCTGCGTACCATTAGCGGAACGCAATTCGATATAATGGATCCATGATCTTACTGAGCCCGTCATGTAGATTTTTGTGGGCACAGCGAGGGGGAGGATAAAACGAGCACACTCCTTTGCAATATCATGCTTAAGCATGATTTCATATAGATCCATGGCAGCATCCATATGACGCCGAATCTGAATCTCAAACTCTTGCTTGGTGAAAGGATCAATATCATCGATAGAGTTCTGTCGATTCTTTGTATCCTGTCGTCGAAGATCAAACATCGGGATCTGATCTGCCAACATAGAACTGTCAGCATACCGCTGGGAAAACTCTTGATATGTGAAGCTACGATGCCTCAAAATTTGAGCTGCGATTCCGCGAGTGGTCTCGATCTCCAGTGTCATGTGTGCCTGCTCAAACACAGACCAGTGGTTGTGCTTGATACAGTATTTAAGCAGTCCAGCAACCTTAGGATTCTCCTGGTTGTTCGGGTTGCTCACCCTCGCCACGTACCCCATTGTCTTCTCCGCTTCGGGAGTTACTGTTACGAGTTTCACTGAATTCATTACTAAATCCCTTCTCCTGCTTGCGACGTTGTTGTTTGAGTTTCAGTGCTATTTTAGCACGAGTTAGTTGAATTGCCATGTAAGCAATCTCCTCCTCTGTATACAGATGAGGTTTTTTCTTTGCTTCTTTGATTGCTTTCTTTGCTAATCTAATTTGATCTTTTAGACGGGTCATAATAGGCTTTGTAATAGGCAACGATGCCATCGGTTCTCATGTTTCCTTGAGATACCCAATCATGAATGCATTCATAGATGCTTTGAGTGCTGTAGCGTGGTGATCCGTCAGAGCAGATCTCTGATCCGAATTTCTTCAGAAGAATGTTTAGTCCTTGTGTTCTTACGTCCATGCGTTCATCGCTGTAGCGCCAATCAGTCTGGGTATCCGTCATCGTCTCCTTCATCATAATTGAATCCGAACTGTGGTCCACCCTGTTGCAACTGGATCTTGTATGCATCAGTGTTAGAATAAACCTCACTCTCTAATGCATTTGTCAGAGACTTGAGGTTCTTGACGATGAGTTTAAGTTTTTCTCTATCCATATTTAGATAACAGATGTTAGGAGTATAACATAAAAAAAGAGGGGTTGCAACCCCTCTGAAAATTCTATTTGAGGATGTAGCTACATATCCTCTTGCATTGTCCTTGATCTAATGAGTCGCACTCTATTAGACATTCAAAGTAATCATTGAGTCTCTGGTTTTCAGCCTCCAATTCATCGATAGTGTCTTCAAAGTGTCGCCACTCATCTAACTGTGAGCGTGATAGTAGATTGTGCATTGGTCGCCCTCATACAATGAACCATAATGTAGGGAGGGTAAGGGTTCATTTTTTCACCTCGCATAATTCTACCACTATCTAGACAAGACACTGGCAAATTTTGACAGAATCAATGAGTCATACAATGACTCTTATTTTTTGTATATCTTGCTACACATTTATTGTAAAGATAAAAAAAGAGGGGTCGAAACCCCTCTTAATTATTTGTGGAGAATCATAAGTTCTCCGTAGATCATCCCGATGAAAGCCACACAACCTAGGGACGTGAGTCCGACTACTTGTAATGCTTCCATGACGATCACTTGGTGTAAGTCTTACCACGATAGCAGAAAGTGCCATGTGGTTCAGACATCTCAACACAACGTGTGTCATACTCAACGCCACGATATGCAGCGTGAGTAATCTGAGCGTCGTGAAGTGCAGCAGCTTTTTGAATCTGCTTACGGATGAGATTAAGGGTGTTCATTGTAGGTCTCCTAAAAGAATGGGATTTTCGCCCCGTTCCTTCAGTCGTTTGCGTCCCAGTAGTTAATACATTCTGGTACATAGTCCTTAAGGGTCTCGACCAGCTCTATTTTCCACTCTGCATTTAGATGCTCATGCTTTTGAATGCGTAGCATTATAGTATCAGCATCTGCACATGACATTGTGGTTGATAGTAGTAATTCTACCATGGGATGAACGCTCCGTTCCGCGACTTACTTGCGTCCTAGATCAACATAGAGTCGCATTGACCTTCTACTTTTGATCTAAGATAACCTAACAGATTATATTTAGATCGTCGATCCAAGTTTTCATCCATAAGGATTTCAACTCTTCTCTGTAAGAACCTTTCACACGACATGTGCCACCCGTAGGGGTTGTCGTCCGCATGATGGGCAAGGGTCAATGCCAGCAAGATGCTGATCATTGGATGAACGTATGGTAATTATACCATATTATGTATGTCTTGACAACTGTATCAATGGATACAGTTTAGTTGCCTGCTAGGTAGAACCCGTCTCCTGTGCGGCGACAGCAACGCTTGACCTGAGCATCATACACGGGTTGAGTTCCAGCACCTGTGATTAAATTCTTTGCAAAGTCAAACGCTTCTTTGAAACGTCTGAACTTGTATACATCATCATATGTTTTTGCAGAGACAAGGACACCATCCTTCCGCCAAGTCTTCATTGTATGCCAGACTGTGGGTTCGGATAGTTTACGGTAAAAAATACACCAGTTGCCCTTTTGATTTGCACTCATTTTTTCTTTGCCTTTGGATCGTTCCAGAGTTTAGGATTAACTCTACCCTCTGTCTGTGTCATCGTAACAAAATCACGACCATATTTATCGTAGTAGTCATCAAAGATGTCTACTTGTTTAGGACCAGCAGCAATATCAAACTTTGATAGTCCACCTTCTTTGTATTCAATCATGAAAGCAGTGTAAGGAAGAGATCGATCTTGGCAAAGTGAAGGATCACAATCCTTGTGGATAATTTTACAACCTTTCCCCATCAGGAACGACCTCCCCACTTAATAGCAGGGAATGCTTCTTCTACACACTGCTTTGTGATCTTCCAACGCTTACCAATCTTCTTGTCTTTCATGAGACACAGAACTTCTGCCTCGCCTTTGTGCAGACCTTCTAGAAGTTGGATGAACAAACTCTCGCGACGGGTCTGAGAGATGTTAGCACCTCCCTTAAAGAAAAGATAGAGTTTACGATACTCATGAATAAGTTTCGTATGCTCTGTATCTTCTGGAGCATCGTTCTTTTCAAAAGGCACATCACCTTCGGGAAGCATTGAGATAACACTCTCATCAAAGTTAGCAATCAGAATTTGCCTGAGTGCTGGAGAGTTATACTGCGCTAGAAGTTTAATCTTTTGTGCCTTTGTCTTAGCGTTGCTTACTTTTTGTAGCACTTCATGAAGTAATAATTGCATAACCTAAAAGTTGTCGTAGTAATATTTAGTCGTCGTCATATTCGTCTTCATCTACGAAGCGAACAGAGAGTAGTTCTTCATTGATCCATTGTCCGTCTCCGTCTAACATCTCAGGATGTACATTGTCTTCGAGTGATTTGCCATACATGAACTCGTGGAGTTTTTCGTTTACTGTCCATCCAGCAATCACACCTACGCAGAGAAAAATAAACGAAACTGTTGCTGAAAAATATAGGACTGTTGCTTGTGCCATTGTTCAACTCCGAACTAATTGTCTTCCTTATCCCACCTGATCTCAAAGTTGAAGTAGACTTTGCGGTTTAGGAGGGAGAACACCTGATAGATGCCAAAACCTTTTTTCTTAATCGGTTCCTTCTTTTTAGCCCCCCTAAGCATGAGCTCTATACCTTTATTTATTTTAAGTTCGCTCATTTTTTCGCAGAAACTAAACCTTTTTCTAAAAATAGTTTGGCAGTTTCAACCAGACCTCCAACGTGCTCATCATCAATTATAACATAGGGATAACTTTTTGCACCATCATATTGTTCTCTAAAGGATTTCTTCTCGTCTTCAGTATTGATCTGAATGTATGTTGCATCAACACCTGCACGTTCAAACAATTTTTTTAATTGATCACAATAATAACAACCTCTAGTTGTGTATGCAGTAATGTTCATTATAGTTTTACCCAATGGTGTTTCTTTTTGACATGCTCTTCCCACTCAGCTTTCCTTAGAAGATCAAAAGCAAATGTCATTCTAATCTTGTCAGTAGGAACTGAGTCGGTACAATGTTTTACCCAACTAGGAAAGATAGTGATCTTCCTATCAACGTTTGCAGACTTCCAATCCTCTAATGTAAAAGGATTTGTATAGTAGGTGTGTGTATTTTCTACCTGAACACAAACGTGTCCGCTGAGATAACATGCTGGAGTAGTGTTATGTATATGAGGTGCAATCTTTTGTTTTTTTCTCATGACATTCGCCCATGCTTGAGCATACAAGTCTTCCTCTAGAGGAAACTCCAGAGTCTCAACAAATTGATCATGAACTTTACGAATTGCCTCTTTCAAGGGACCAGCATTGTCAAACTTCAAAAGATTATAATCACCAGACCTGGCAGTTAAACTATCCTTACCAAGTTTCGTACCCCAATCACTAACAAATTCATACTTATCAATGATCTCTCGTTCTTTAGACATCACCTCTTTTTGTAAGAGATAAAGATCAAAATCAGTATACCCTTCTCCAATATAATATTTCCATGAAGGAGCGAATGGAGTATCACCTTCTTTTGTAAAGCAGGTGATTTCTTCTAAATGTCCAGACATAAAAAAAGAGGGTCGTTTGACCCTCATATTATATCACCAATAGATCATTCCAGCAAGCATGATGAGGAAACAAATAATTGTGAAGACTAGGAGACCACCTGCTCCTATCCATAACCACGTAGGTATGGTGTCCTCGCCGTTAGGTTCGTGATG